TTTCTCTTAAACGCATCGTAAGTCCCCGTCAATCTAACTGGTCCCTCACCAGCCCGTGCGGGGGTGGTGGGAACCCGCGCCGGAATCTCATCGAGTCCTCTCGGAGGGAGTCCCTCACCCGGGCCCTTGGGCGGGAGCCCTTCGTCGAATCCAGCACGTGCAACCTTCACAAACCCCCGATCTATAGCTGTGTCCGCGACCCTTCTGCCAGCCCCACTTGCTAGTTCGCCGCCTATCCGGCCGACCGCCCTTCCAGTCCTGACGGCAGCCCGACCTGCCAATCTCGCCGGCACGGTGATCGCTTCCCCCGGGACAACGTTGAGCGGGTCGGCCAGCACGCTCAGGATGATCTGATCCGCCATGGATCGTTCCTGGAAGTTGGAACGGAGCACGCCAGCTAGCTCAGGGCCCGACAGGGTGCCCTTGCGCGTGACGTACTTGAAGGCCAGATCTTCAGATTTGGGGTTGACCTTGCCGGCCCCCGCCTTCTTGATACTCGCCGCGCCGGCGCTGGTCTGGGGATGGAACGAGAGCGCCTGGAGGATCCGCGGGCCGGCCACCTCGGCGACCGGCGCCAGCAGTAGCTCGGCCTGGTCCACTTTCCTGGCCACCGCTGGGAGCACCTTCTCGGCTATTTCTCTGACCAGGCCGGTATCCCTGGCAAACCTCTCCAGGATGCTCCGCCGGGGGGTCTGGCCGTCAGAGGGAGGTCGTGAGCGTGAGCGTGCGCCGAGGCTACGCAGACGTTCGCTCGTGGTAGAGATCGGGGGCGGAGTACGCGTGGGAGTAACGGTGGGAGCCGGTGTCGGTTCGGGACGCAGCTCGCGGTCGAGGACTACCAGATCAGCGGCGACCTTCTCCCATGGATCAGCCAAAGTTGAACCTCAGTCGAGGTGCAAAGGCGTTTGGCCGCTCTCCCCTCTCCCTGGGGCCTTCCTCCAGATACCTTTGCAGTATGGGGTAGTCCTCCAGGAAGTTGGTGAAGCTCTGCGTCGGGATCACGCCCCGCTTCAGGGAGCGGGCCCGTTGGCCCCGGAACTCGTCGAGTACAGACGGGAACAGGCCTCGGAACCCTCGGCGCCGGTTCGGTGACCCGGCGAGTCGTGGTGAGAAGGCCAGGTAGGCCGACAGCGGATCGTCGACAAGAAAGTCCTCGGGCGACGCGCCGAAGAACGAGCTGAGCGGAGAGTCTCCGAAGGCCATGGCTATTCTCCAAACAAGCCGCCGGCTAGCGAGGGCAGGAACTGCCGGTTAGGGCTCTCGGTGATGAACCGATCAAACTGGCGCCGCGCGAACCGCTGCGCGGCCGGGCGCGTGTCGAAGGGTACGCGCTCGAGGAGCGCGCCCAGGGCCAACTTGAACTGGTCCGACTGGGTGACATCCTCTTGCAGCCTGGCGAGCTCGATCTGCTGCAGCTCTCTCTGCGAGGTATCCTCCAGGGCGGAGAAGTCCGTCGAGAACAGCCCCGTGACCCGGTTGAGCAACGCCTGGAGAGCGCCGGCACTTGGGCGCACGCGCCCGGGGATGAAGTCGCGGAACTGCGGGTCGACGCCCAGCTCTCCCAGGATCCGCCGCAGGTCGAACTCGACATCGAGGGGGTTGAAGCCACGGAGAGCGGCCTGCCGTGTCGCGCCTGTCGGCACTCCGCCACCAGCGCGCAGGGCCTCCTCGACCGCAGCGCGGAAGAAGGTCTCTCGCCCGCCCGTAGCCCGCTCAATCTCGGTCCGGGCCCTTGCAAGTTCGTCCTGGACGGTCTGTGGTGCGTCGGCGATGATCTGGTCGATCTGGCCCCGATCCAAGGGAATGTTGCCCGGGTTCTTGACGAACTCGAAAAGCCATTGTCGGGCTTTTTCTTCGGTGATTTCACCCCGGACGAACTGCTGGAGGATCTCTAGCATTGTCATCTAAGGCTCCTTATGCCTGTGTCCTCGGCGGTAGCGCCGGCTGCGTTTGTGCCTGCGGCGCCGGTACTGGGGCCGTCTGACCGTTCGTGGCCGGCGGTGTACCGGCCTGTTGGACCCCCACACCCAGCAGTTCCATGAGCCGCTCGGCCAGGTCTTCGCGCCCGGCCGTGATCAGAACCTGGACGATCTGCTCCACGAGCTGGCCGGATATGGGCTCCCCTGATTCTAGCGCCTCGACGAACGTAACCGCAAGTTCCTGCTCCCCAGCCTCGACCAGCGCCTGGGCGAGCTCGCGTATCAACTGGATGGTCTCAGCAGGCAGGCCCTGCTGGGCCGCCGACTCTTGCTCGGGTGGCGCCGGTCCCTCCTCGGCGGGCGGCGGCGGGCCGCCCTCTATCGCCTGGACGAGCTGCTGTGCGACCTCGGGATTGCCGCCCTGGACCAGCGTCTCGACGACGCGGCGGAGTAGATCTTCGGGGATCTGGGACGCCCCGTCGGCCCGCCCAGGGCCCTGGCCCTGCGGCGACTCCAGGGCGCCCAGCACCTCCGCGGCGAGCTCGTGCTTGCCGACGTCTATGAGGCTCTTGGCTATCCGGCGTGCCTGAATCACGGGGTGTGATTCGCCCTCTTCGATCAGGATGCGTCTCTCCTCGGCGTCCGGGTTGCGCACGTGCAGAATGTCGCCGCGCGCGCTCCTCTTGGACATGAGCGGCTGCTCGCCCGGCTTTTTGGCCGTGGCCTGGATGGCCATGATGATCTCGTTCTCTTCGTCCCGGGGCAGCCGCGGCTCGACGGTGGCCAGCACGAACCAGCCCGGGTCGATGTCCTCCGGCTTGACGGTGACTCGGAAGAACGGTTCCTGGTCCTCTTTGAGCGATTCCTGGGGCCGGAAGCCGAACATGTCGGCCGGTTTGAGGCCCTTGTTGGCGAACTGGCCCAGAAGCTCTTCCACCAGCCAGGTGTAGGCCTCGGAGAGCATCCCGGTGAACGGGTTGAAGACGGACCGGGTGGCGTCGATTCGGATGGCCAGGGCTCGACCGGATTCCGGCGCGTTAGTCCCACCGAAGGCCAGCGGGTTCGGCAGGCTGGCCTGGTCAAGATCCTCGCCGATGATCTTGAGCAGCGGGCCGGTCTCGGGCGGCGCCGTCGCGCTGGCGAGTGGCTCGAGGGTCTCGTTGAGATCGCCCGGAATGATGCGGAAGCTCTCGTGCGGGTCTCCGACTATCTTGGCCTTGGCCCCTTTGGACTTATGGAACAGCGACCCGACCTGGGCTTTCTTGTGCATGTCCATCAGGCCGGCGACGTACTTGTTCCACGGCTTGTAGATCCCCCGGGAGGCGTCGAAGGCGGACTGCCCGCGGTATTTCATGAGGGAGCCGGTCTGCGACCCGCTCGAGGTACTGTCGGCATCCGTTCCGGCCTGCATGGTCGGCATGGCGCCGACTGCGCCGAGCCACACCGGTACGTGGCCGATCTTGTGCTCTTTAGGCGGTTTGGCGAAGTCGTCGCGCACGATAACGCAGTTTTTCTTGCCGTCCCAGAAGTCGATGACCCAGGTCTCGCCGTTCCGTCCCATGTCCAGGCCGTACTCGTCCTGGATCTGGGAGTTGTCGACCTTCCGCTTGTAGGCCGCCCAAATCAGCCCCCGGGGCCCCTGCTCCCACGTGACGTGGCGCATGTCCCACGGAGCGACGTCGAAGACGGTGTCCTCCTCGCCCTCGGGTACGTAGACGAGCGCTCGGAAACAGCACCACCCGCGCACGCCCATCAAGAAGCTGGCGCTCTGTCTCAGGGGCGGCTCACCACGGTTACGCAGGGTCCGGTCGATGGCGCCCAGGCCGCCGTGGACGTAGAGCTCGCCGATCTCGGCCGCCTCGCGCTGCTCGTCGGTGGCGTCCTCGGGCAGCTCTATCGTGATGGTCAAAATGGCCCGGTTCAGGCCGTCCACGACCTTGTTGAAGAAGTTCTTGGGGCTGGAGGTGGTGTAGGCCTCGTAGGCCTTGCTGGCGGGCTCGTACTCCTTGAGGCTCCAGAGATCGAAGTCGTCGTCCATTCGCCGGCGCAGGTCTTCCAGGTCGCCCTCGCGGCGCTTGACCGCCTTCTTGATGTCGCCGACGGTATCAAACACGGATCGTCACCTGTGGCTCGACGGAGTAGATCTGCCGGACGCCGTCGTCGGCGTAGGCGTATTTGCGCATCTGGTAGGCGCCGGCGCACGCCATCGGGTAGTCGTCGTGCGTCCCCTTCATGGCTTCGATGCGACCGTCCTTGTCGGGGTTGCGGATCACGGACTCGAACTGGCCCAGGCCGAGTTTATTGTACACGATGAGCGATCGCGTGCTCACGGCCTCCATAATCTCGCCCCAGAGCATCCACCGGTTGTCGGACCCGGTGTGCCACCCGGCGACGTCCTCTTTGCGCTCGTACAGGTTGGGATATTTGAGCTCCTGGGCCTTGCGGATTACCAGCACGCCCCAGTCGTTGTCCTCGATGCCCCACAACGGGTTGTCGTACTCTTTCAGCAGACGGACGCTCTCGTAGCCCAGCTGCTCGGGGGAGGTGTGATTGTCCTTTATGTCCGCCACGACGGCCAGGTTCTCCAGGTCCATCACGACGGTGACGGCGTCGTCGCGGCCAACCCCCTTAGACGGGTCGGAGAAGGCGACGTACCGGTGGCCGACGACGTGCTTGACGTACACGTTAGCCAGGCCGGTCCTCGAGGCCGGTTTACGGGTTTCGTCCTGCATGCCCTGGATGGCGTCGGGATCGAACGCGGCGATCACCCGGGACGGGCGGAGCGCTTCCTCGGCGGAGCCGGGGTATTCCTGCTCCATGTAGAGCTCGGGGGACATCTCCTGGGTGGTGGGGGCGTCCTTGTGGGTCTGGTCGTACCAGGCCTGGTCGCGGCCCGGGCGCACTTCCCAGCCGTAGAAGAGCTTGACGAAGGAGTTGGACTCGTCGCGGTAGATCTCTTTGAACAGCGAGTTGGGCCGGATCTTCCGAACGGTGCTGACGTGGATCAGCTGGCCGCCGGCGTCGATCGTGGGCTTGACCGCCGTGAAATTGGCGTCCAGGTTCTCGTGATGGTCGGCCTCGTCTTGGATCACCAGTGTGGCGGTATCGGAGCGGCCGGCGCCCTCGGTGGACGGCCACGCGACGATCTTGGAGTCGGTCTCGGGGAAGGTGACCTCGAGGGCGTTGTCGATCCCGATGACGCCGCGCAGGTGCGGCGGCAGGTGGGAGTTGATGAACCGGCACTTGTCGAGGAATATCTTGGCGCGCCGCTCGTCCTGGGAGAACAGGAACACGACGGCGCCGCGGTGATACACGGCGGTCCAGCGCGCATATTCTGCCAGCAGCCAGGACAGTCCGATCTGGCGCGCCTTGATAATGGATATGAGCCGGTCGGACTCAAGGTGTTTTATCACATCGAGTAGGTGCGGCCACATCTCGAAGTCGGTCGGACCGGAGGCGTTACTGTCGGCGTGAGCGATGGACGGCGCCTCGCCGTTGCCGTTGGTCAGGACGGGCGGGACCAGGATCTGGACCTTTTCCAGTGAGCGCAGGAACGAGCGGGCGGCCCGGGCCTTCTCGAGGCCGGCCTCGGTCACACGCTCGGTCGGCCCCTCGATCAGTGGAGCCAGCTCTGTCATTCGGTCTCCTGGGCGCTAAGGAACGCGAGAACCTCGGGATTACCGACGAATATCGCCTCGTAGAGGTGGGCCGCAAGTGTGCTAATCTGAGTTTCAGTCAGCCTCTCGTCGCCCTCTAGGGTATCCTCCGCGACGTGTATAAGCTCATGTAGCAGCGACGTTCGCACCCGGGAAGCCGCATAGCGCTGAGAGAGTGTGATCGTCTGTTTCTTGAAGCTAGTTTCGGCATAGCGGCCGCTGTCAGCCAGGGCCAGCTCATCGACCTCGATCGTCCAGTCGATGCCGTTGACGCGGACCTTGGTTGGGAGCTTCATATCGCCTTTCTTCCTGCTGGCCATCACCGCCTCTCAGGGGAAGGAGAACGAACCCCTGGTCATTGGCGGAGTCTCGGTCCCTTACTCGCGTTTCAGCCCCTCCACCATCCTTCCACAACCATCGTTTCCGGCGGTCCACCGAAGTCCCCACACCTGTCGATTCCCGTGGGAGTTCCCGTCGCGTTCCCGTATTCCTGTGGGTTTCCGGGAGCCAGTCTACACAGCCATTCCTGATTCCCGTGCCCTTTCCCCGTGCATTGGGAATCGGGGCAGGGTATCTCCAATATCCCTGCCCATTCCCGTGTTCCCGTTCTTTATATAGCGGGAACGGGAAACGGGAACTCCCCTAGAGCGGCTGGATAAGCTCGTAGAGGAGTTTCCCATCGGCGTCCTTGGTCAGGTCTTTGGCTTTGGGTATCTTCCCTGCCTTCCGAAGCTCCGTGATGGCGTTCGACACGGTCTTCACCACCACTTGGCAGCCGTCTGCGATGGCCTGCATGGTGGAGGGCGAGGGTCATTCCACGCTCCCCTCGCCCTCGAGCGCCGGCCGCGCCCGCATGGCCGCCAGCATCTCGTCGAGTTCCTCCAACGTCTTCTCCTCGTACACGGCCGCGTCGATCGATACGCTCCCGCTCACGTCCACTCGCTCCACGAACATCCCCAGATGGCGCGCCATGTCCCGCAG